TAATATGATATCACAGTTCGCGTGTGTCAAATTTAATTCTGTATTTAGCTGTGCGGCTAAACCTACTCGACGCATCCCAACTACAACGTCTAGTTCTAAAGAGGAGTCCTTTGATGGCGCAAGTATAACGCAGGATCTGAACATCGATAGAGAAGCCAAGCGTAAACTCTCCCTCATCCAGTCTAATAACTTCACGGGCAGCGACGTTACTGAATACGCACCTTACGTAAGTGAGGAACGTAACGCCGACATGATACTGGCCGGTCTAGACCAAGTATACGAGAAGGGTTTGGATAAGGTAACTCAACCTCTTGATAACTTAGAACGAAACATAAATCGTCCAAAATTCGGTCCAATGAGCAGAGCCATTGCTTGGTTGGATGGACGTGGAGAGTCTCTCCGCGACTCATTTGAGCCGCCAAAGCCAGGGGATAAAATCTTTGCCCATTTCCCGCTCACTACTCCTGAGAGACTAAGACCCCTTGTGCCGAGCGCCGCGATCGACTACTTGAAGAACGACAGTAATAGCGGATTTCCTTTTATAGCAAAGAAGAGAATGGTTAAAGACCTTTATCGTGGTTTCACGATAGACGATCTCGCTGAACCGATCACCAATTATCTTTACCGGGGTGAAGATTTGGAACAAGTATGTTCTGTCCTGTTTACCAGAACCCAAGAATTATCCAAGACACGTAACGTTTGGGGATTTGCTATCCTCGTAACAATATTTGAAATGATGTTCTATAGACCGTTACTGGAGATACAAACTAAACAGTTCTGGAGGGCCGCGCTCCGTACGCCAGATGATGTATCACTGGCCATCACTAAATTAATTGACTTTGCCTTAAGAAATGGCTATGATTTGTTATCCATAGACTTTTCTAGATATGATAATTCGTTAAAAGAAGGAAACATTTCAGCCGCGTTTAGCTGTATTTTGCACACGTTTCAGCGAAAATTTTGGAAGTATATTCTATTAATTGAGCGCTTCTTTGTTAACGTACCAATCATTACTCCCGATGGTATACTTGAGGGCCCTCATGGTGTACCAAGTGGATCTACCTTCACTAATGAGATCGATTCTATCGCTCAATACGGGATCGCCAGAGAATGCGCAGCCATAGCTAACATCCAATTCGCACAAGTGCAAGGCGATGATGGAGCCTACCCGTGTTTGGACGCGGAGGCCGTTAAAGAACACTTCAGAGAATACGGTTTAACTGTTAACGATGAGAAAAGCTACGTTGCTAAAGACTGGGTCGTTTATCTACAGATGCTCTTTCATGCACACTATAGAGACGATAAAGGCATAGTTAATGGTATATATCCTGTTTACAGAGCTTTAAATAGGATCATACACCTTGAAAGATTTGAAGACTTTTCTGAGGATAAAATCAGTGGCTCTGATTACTTTTCAATTAGAACTATTTCTATATTGGAACAATGTAAACACCATCCATTATTCGAAGAGTTTGTGACGTATGTCTGGTCACTAGATAAGTACAAATTAGTATATAGCGAGTATGGTTTAGCAAATTATGTCAGAAGAGTTGCTAGACAAGAGGGTAAAGACATTACTTTCAGAAATTGGTCTTATGGAAGCGACATTAGCGGGTTGAAAGGCTTTGCTTGTGTTGAAGTAATCAA